CTCGCCAACCTTCTCTCTCCCCCCGACACGGCCAGGAATCGTTCTGCTGTTACCGGATTGAGCGCCGATGACCCGGACACGCCCCGACGAACCCCTGTTCGATGCCCGCCGCTACGGGGCCCGTTCAGGGCGCAACGTGGCCGCCCTCGAGCGGTCGCTCAAGGCGTTGCGCGACGCCGGCGCCATCGAGTCGATCGACGCCGTGCGGGTCGCGCTCTTGCGGACACTGGCTGAGGCGATCGACACCGACACCCGCCGGCCCGACACGAGCTCCTACACGCTGGCCACCGCGACGCGCACGCTTACCGAGCTGTTCAATGCGCTCGCCGCCGGGGCCGCCGCCGGTGACGCGTTCGACGACCTTGTCGCCGCCCTGTCCGCCCAGCCCGGAGACCCCGCCCCGTAGAGGCCGCGATGTCACCCTGGCTGTCAGCGGTGCTGTCACTGTACGAACCGAGCCCATGCTGACCGCACCGACCGTCCAGTGCCCGCCCCGCCTGGCCACCCCACGCCGCCGCCCCACCTACGGCCACCGCGCCGCGGCAGTGTCGGCGGTGCTGGGCCGCCCCGCCATGGCCTGGCAACGCGCCCTGTTCGACGTCGCCCTCGAGGTCGACGAGCTCGGGGTGCTCTGGTACCGCACCGTCGTGGTAGTGGTCCCCCGCCAGCAGGGCAAGTCGACGGCCCTGTCGGCGGTGATGGTCGAACGGGCCCTCGCCGGGCTCGACCGCACGATCGCGTACACCGCCCAGGACCGTGGGATCGCCGCCGAACGGATCGTCGAGCAGCTCTACGACCGCCAACTGGTCCGCTCCCGGCTACGCCCCTACGTCAAGGTGCGCCGCACGAACGGGTCCGAACGGATCATGTTCACCCCGAACGGGTCGCGGATCATGGTGACCGCCCCGACCGAGACCGCCGGCCACGGCCTGACCCTGGACCTGGGCCTGATCGACGAGGCCTGGTCCCAGCGGGACATGGCGCTCCCGCAGGCGTTCCTGCCCGCCATGGTGACCCGCCCCGAAGCCCAGCTCTGGGTCGTGTCCACGATTGGCGACGGGTCCGACGAGCTGCTCCAGTTCTACCAGCGGGCCGGTGTAGCCGCCCTCGAGGACCCGGCCAGCCGGGTCTGCTATCTCGAATGGTCGGCCGACCCCGAAGACGACCCCGACGACCCCGACGTCTGGGCCGCCTGTATGCCGGCGCTCGGCCACACCGTCACCCTCGACACGATCCGGGCGCAACGCGACTCACTCCCAGCCGCCGAGTTCGAGCGGGCCTACCTATGTCGGCGCCCACCAGCCGGCGCCCTCGAGCGGGTCATCCCCGAGCCAGTGTGGGCGGCTGCCGCCCGCCCCGACGTCGCCCTGGGCGACCCGGTCGTGTTCGCCGTCGAGGTCACCTGGGACCGCTCCGCAGCCACCATCGCCGCCTGCGGCACCGCCGCCGGGGGCCGGGCCGTCGAGGTCATCGACCACCGCCCCGGCACCGGCTGGCTGGTCGACCGGGTCCTCGAGCTGTACGGCCGGTGGCGCCCGGGCCGCATCGTGGTCGACACCGGGGGGCCCGCCGCCCCCATCTACGCCGAGCTCGCCGCCCGCCGCGTCCCCGTCGTCGACGTGACCGCCCGCGACGTGGCCACCGCCTGCGGCGCGTTCTACGACGACGTCGTGAACGGCCGCCTTTACCACCGGGGTGATACGGAGTTGGACGCCGCCGTCGCCGGCGCCGCCCGCCGGGCCCTGGCGAACGCGTGGGCGTGGGAGCGGCGCACCCCGAGTGTCGACATCAGTCCGTTGGTCGCGGTGACCCTGGCCCGTTGGGGGCACGCTGCCGGCCCCGCCGAGGCCGTGTTCCGGGCCCGCTGACGTTCGCTCTGGTCGTTTTGGGCCATCGAGGTACCACCCGGGCCGGTTTCGTCGATCCTGGGGCAACGTAGCGGCCCCCTGCGGATGTCACCCTGGCTGTCACGGCGCGGTTACTGATACGAACCGCGCTCGTGGGATGGTTGCGCGGTTGGGGGCCTCGTCAGGCCGCTACCGCGCCCGGGACGGTCCTGGTCGCCGCCGAGCCCGGCGCCCGGGCCCCCACCCGCGGCTACGCCGGCCCCGACGGTCTCCCGATGGCCCCGTTCACGACCGACGTCGACGGCTGGTGGGATTCGTGGCCGTTGCGGCGCGCCGAGGTGTGGCAGGTGCCCGCCGTCGCGCAGGGCCTCCAGGTGATCGCCGGGACCGTCGGCACCCTGCCCCCGGAACGCATCCGGGGCCGCACCCCGCTCCCGTTGCCGACGGTGCTGCGCCAACCCGACCCCGAAGAGCCCCGCGAGGCCACGTTCGTGCGCATCGTCGAGGACCTGGTCCTGTTCCCCGAAGCGTTCGCCGTCGTGTTGGAGCGTGACGCCGACGGGTTCCCCTCCCGGTTCCGGTACGTGCCCCATGAAACGGTCGAGCCGGCCGACTGGGTCGATCCGTACGACCCCTACGCCGCCCCGCACCGCCGCTACCGGGTCGATTCCCATCTCGTCGACGCCCGCGACGTGATCCGGTTCCCGTCGCACTGGCCCGGCCTGCTCATCACCGGGGGCCGCACCCTGCGCACGTCGATCCTGCTCGAGCGGGCCGCCGCCCGGTTCTCCCAGGTCGAGATACCGCCCGGGTACATCAAGAACAACGGCCCCGACATCGACCCCGCCAAGGTCGACGAGCTGCTCGACGGCTGGTCGGCGGCGCGGGCCACCCGTCAGACCGGCTACCTCAACGCCCTGCTCGATTTCGTCACCCCGTCGTTCGACCCGTCGCAGCTCCAGTTGGTCGAGGCCCGCCGGTGGCAGACCACCGAAGTCGGCCGCCTCATGAACCTGCCGTCGCGGTACCTGAACGCCCAGTCCGAGTCGTCGATGACCTACTCGAACGTCGAGTCCGAGAAACGCGACCTCGTCGACCTGTCGCTGCGGCCGTATGTGCGGGCCCTCGAGGCCCGCCTGTCCCTCGACGATGTGTGCCCCCACGGCCAGACCGTCCGCCTCGACCTCGACGACTTCTACCGAGGCGACCTGGCGTCGCGGGCCGCCTACTACACCGCCGCCCTCAACCCGGCGGCGCCGTGGATGACCGTCGACGAGGTCCGCGCCGACGAAGGGGACCCACCGATCGGAGGCCCGACCCATGTCTGAGCCGTTCTACGCCCAGGTCCCGCGCACGTTGCGCCTGTCCGTCGACGACAGCGCCGGTGACGCCGCCCCCATCACCGTGACCGCGCTCGCCCTGCCGTGGGGGTCCATCGTCGACTTGAACGTGCTGGGCGACACCGTCGAGTTCGCCGCCGGGTCGGTCGTCACAGCCGACCCGGCGCGTGTGCCGTTCCTGGCCGACCACGACAATCACCCGTTCGGCTACGGGGTGTCGTTCACCGATGACGGCGCCGGTCTGGTCGCCACCATGGCCGTACCCCGCGACGAGCTGTCCGACCCTCGCACCGCGTCGGTCGTGCGCCAGATGCGTAACGGGGTGCGTACCGCGGTGTCGGTCGGTGTCGCCCTCGACGACATCACCGCCACCGACAAAGGCGACCACACCCACTACCTCGTGAACCGGGGCCGCCTGCTCGAGCTGTCATCGGTCGTCGTGCCCCGTTTCGACGACGCCCGCGTCCAGTCCATCGCCGCCACGAACCTCAGGAGCACTGTCATGCCCGATCCGAACCCCGTCCCCGAGCCCGACGACCCGCCCGAGCCCGACGAGACGCTCGAGGCGTCCGTCCTCCGGCATCCGACCGCCGCCGCGGTGGTGCCCTACCGGGGTCGGGGTGACGGCGCCGGCCGCCCCCTGTCCCTGGCCCATCTGGCCGCCGCCATCGCCCGCCCCGCCGAGCGGGGCAACGCCATCGAGGCCAACCGGGTCCTGCGCGAGCTCACCGCGGCATGGACCGACGTCACCACGACCGACGTCGCCGGCCTGGTGCATCCCCAGTGGCTGAGCGAAGTGGTCGGGCTCATCGAGTTCGGCGCCCCCGTCCAGGCCGCGTTCCGCCAGGGCACCATCACGTCGAGCCCGATCAACTACCCCTACTGGACGACCCCGCCGTCGGTCGGCCCGCAGAGCCCGGAGAAAACCGGGATCGTGTCGACCGCGGTGTCGATCACGACCAAGTCGATCCCGGTGGCCACCTTCGCCGGCGGCAACGACGTCAGCCGTCAGACGATCGACTGGTCCACCCCCGACTTCGTGGCCGAATACTTCCGGGCCGCGACCGAGATGTGGGCCCGTCTCACCGACCAGGCTTTCGTCGGCACCCTGACCTCCAAAGCGGGGCATACGATCGCCGCTGCCACCCACTCCCTGGTCGACATCATCGGCGCCGCCATCGGTGTCGCCGCCTCCGCCGGTGTGTCAGGCACGATCAACTTCGTGTGCTCCGGCGACGTCTACGGCGGCCTGTGGACCACGCTGGCCACGTCGATGGGGTCGCTGTTCGGCGCCGTCAACTCCGCCTTCCCCGTCCCCCGCGTCATCCTCGACCCGTTGGCCGCCGCCGGCACGTTGATCATCGCCCCGTCCAACGCCGCCATCAGTTTCAAGTCGCCCGGCGCCCCCGTACGGCTCCAGGCGTTGGACATCCCCCGCGGTGGCGTCGACCTGGGCGTGTGGGGCTACTTCGCCTATGACGTCCTGTACCCGGCCGCAGTCACGAAGGTGACCGGCTACGTCCCGGCCGTCGTCCCCACGATCCTCGAGGGCGACGACTCCGGCCGCAAGGCGAAGTAGCCAATGGCGGCGATCATCACGGGGCCGGAGTTGGCCGCCCATCTGGGCGGCAACCCCGACGCGGCCCTGTGCGACCTGGTGGCCGCCGCCATCTCATCCGCGGTGGGCGCGATCGTCGACCCGATCGTCGACTTGGACCCGTGGCCGCCTGAGGTGCGTGTCGTGGCGCTCATGGCCGGCGCCGACACGTACAAGGCGGCCACGGGCACCGGCGGCGGCTACCAGTTGGACGCCACGACGTTCACCGACGTCTACCGCACCACCTCGACGATCCTGCGCCGCTACGAAGGTCTGCTCGGCGCCCAGCGCGCCGTCGGGGGGATGGCCGGCTGATGGGCACCCTGTCGGAAGCCCGCCACGCCGTCGCCGCCGTGCTCGAGGCCGGGTTCGCCGCCCTGCCGACATTCACCGTGTACCCGTCACCGCCGCCGCAGCCGGTGCCGCCCTGCGCCATGATCCTGCCCGGCAACGACTACCTGCCCCCGGCCGTCGCCTACTCCGGCCACCAGGGGCCCACCGCGTGCGCGTACACGGTCGCCGTGATCGTCCGGCTCGTCACCGACGTGCACGAGCCGTCCGGCGCGTTCGACGCCCTCGACGACCTCGTCGAAACGGCGCTCGCCACGTTGGGCCGGTGGGGGCGCGTCGACACCGGCCTGTCCCGCGACATCGCCGGCACCTCCTGGCTGACCGCCGACATCCACGTCACCTACACCGCCGAACGTGCGGCCCTCATAAGGAGCGCCTGACCATGCCCGCCGTCACCCCGTACTACATGACCCACCCGGTTCTGCTGCTCGGCCCCACCGCCACCGCGGTCGAGTTGCAGTGCTACGCCAACAAGGTCGAGACCAACGTCGACCAGGACGAGACCGTCACCAAGACCTTCTGCGGCCTGTACACCTCCTACGGGCCCGAGAAATGGACGATCGTGATCACCGTCGTGCAGTCCTTCGGCGCCGACGGGTTGTGGACCCTGGTGCAGCCCATGGCCGGCACGGTGCAGCCGTTCGTGCTCATGGCCGGCCCCGACGCCGTCGCCTCCGTCGACAACCCGGTCATGTCCGGCACCGCCATGGTCAAGGCGTTCCCGTTCATGTCCGGCTCGGTGAACGAGCCGTCCGAGTTCGACCTCGAGCTGGCCGTCCAGGGCGACCCGGTGTTCGGCATCGTCGCCCCGGCGTCGGCCGCCGTCGAGGCTGAGGTCGCCGCGTGACCGTCGAGCTGGTCGGCTGGGATCAGCTCGCCCGGGTCGCCGCCCGGGTCGGTGACGCCTGTACCGAAGCGGGGACCCGCTCCGGGGTCGACGCCGCCCGCGCCCTCGCGTCGTCGGTGCGGCCGCAGCTCCCGGTGCGCACCGGCCGTCTGCGCGGCTCCGTCGACACCATCGCCGTACCCGACGGCGCCGCCATGGTGATCGGGGCCCCGTACGCGGTGTACGTGCGCGCCGCCCGCCGGGCTGTCGCCGCCGCCCTCGAGCCGGCCGCCGCCGACTACGCCACCCGCACCGCCGCCGCCACCGCCGTCGAGATAGGGAGACTCCCATGGCCGTAGAGACAACGAACGGCACCGCCCTACCGACCTGCGTCACCGTCGGCGGCATGTCACGGTTCTCCCCCAACGAGATGCGGCTGATCAAGGCCGTCACCGGGCTCACGATGCAGCAGTTGACCGAGGACACCGCCGACATGGCCCAGGCCCTCGTGTTCGTCACGTTGCGCCGGCAGGGCTACTCCGTCACCTGGGAGCAGTGCGGCGACATCGAAGCCGACATGACCCCGCCCGAAGTGGACCCTACGAACGGCGCGTCCTCGCCGACGTCGCCGCCTTCTGTCGCTTCTGGCGGATGACGCCACGCGACGTGGATCAGCTCACCGACGCCGAATGGGAGGCGTTCACCGACTACATGCGCGACGAGGCCCGCGCCGTGCGTCAGGCCGCCCGTAAGCGGAGCAGGTAAACCGTGGCGTCGACCACGACTCAGATCCTCGTCCAGTTCCTGGCCGACGCCAAAGGTGTCACCGACGAGGTCTCCAAGGTCGAGGGGTCCGGCAACAAACTCAAGACATGGGCCAAGACGACCGCGACCGCGATCGCCGGGGCGTTCGCCGCCACGAAGGTGATCGAGTTCGCCAAGGACGCCGTCGACGCCGCCAGCAACCTGAACGAGTCGATGTCGAAAACGGGAGTGGTGTTCGGCAACTCCGCCGCCGCCGTCGAGGCCTGGTCGAAAAACTCGGCCACCGCGATGGGGCTGTCCCAGCAGGCCGCCCTCGAGGCCGCCGGCACCTACGGCAACCTCGCCGTCGCCCTGGGCCTACCCGAGCAGCAGGCCGCCGACATGTCCACCAGCCTCGTCGGGCTGGCCGGGGACCTGGCGTCGTTCAACAACGTCCCCGTCGGTGACGCCCTCGACGCACTGAAGTCCGGGCTGACCGGCGAGACCGAACCGCTCAAGAAGTTCGGTGTCAACCTCAACGACGCCGCGCTGAAGGCGCAGGCCATGTCGATGGGCCTGTCCGACGGGAAGAAACCGTTGGACGCCGCCGCCAAGGCGCAGGCCGCCTACGCCCTCATCATGAAGCAGACCGGCACCGCTCAAGGCGACTTCGCCCGCACGTCGGATGGGTTGGCGAACCAGCAACGCATCGCCGCCGCCCAGACCGAGAACATGAAAGCGCAGCTCGGCCAGGCCCTGCTGCCGGTCATCCAGTCCGTCGTGCAGATCATGAACCAGTACCTGATCCCGGCGTTGAAGGTGCTGGCCGATTTCCTGGCCGCCAACTCGTCGTGGTTGGTGCCGTTGGTCGCCGCCATCGGCGCCATCGTGTTGGCGTACAAGGCGTGGACGATCGCCCAGGCCGCCCTGAACGTGGTCATGTCCGCTAACCCGATCCTGCTCGTAGTCGTCGCTATCGCCGCGCTGGTCGCCGGGATCATCTGGGCCTACCAGAACGTGCAGGTGTTCCACGACATCGTCGACGCCGCGTTCTCCGCCATCGCCACCGCGTTCGGGTGGATCGTCGACGCCGCCAAGGTCGTGTTCGACTGGCTGAAAACGAACTGGCCGCTGCTGCTGGCGATCCTGCTCGGCCCGTTCGGCATTGCGGTGCTCACGATCCAGAAGAACTGGCAGAGCATCCAGGATGCCG